ATGCCAAGAACAAAAGAAACTGTAGCAGAAGAAAAACTAGTTACAGAAGAAAAGACAAAAAAAGAACCAGTGTTAAAGATTTGTCCCATGAACCCTGAAAGGTTCGAATCGCCTACAAAAGGGACGGAAAAGGCGAGCTGTTATGACATTTATTTACAAGAAGACATCGTAATTCCAAGAGGATTACAAAACCCTACATGCATTAAATTAGGATTAAAAATGGAAATACCAAAAGGATACGATATACGATTATACCTACGTAGTAGTGTGGCACGTGATCTACATTTAATTATGGGAAATGCTGTAGGTATTATTGACGAAGATTTTAGAGGAGAACTAACAGCCTATGTTTACAATTTAGGTGGATATCCAGTTTTTCTAAAAAAGGGACAACGTGTTTTTCAATTTGAATTACAAAAGAAAAATAAATATCATGTAGAGTTTGTGTCTAATATTTCCGAAGAAACAGAACGAGGAGATGCAAGCGGTAGTACAGGGAGATAAATAAAATGGCAAAAAAAGATGTAAAAACACTTAATATTAAGGGCGTGTGTAAATGGGCTAAAGTATGGGAAAGTGGCGAATATAACGGTAAGTTAACAGGTTATTCTATTCAAGTAGCCCCAGAAGAAAAAGAAACAGAAAAAGTTCTAAAAGAATTGTTAGGAATATGGAACCAAGGTAAAGATGAAGTATTGAAAGACAAAAACTTTAAACCTAAAGAGGGGTATTTATATTTAGGTGGTACAGAACCTGACGAAGACGAAGAAGACCAAGCAAGATATTTTAAAGCAAAACGTATCCATGAGTTTAAAGATAGACAAACAGGAGAAATGATTCCTATTACATTACCTATCTTTGATGCATACGGCGTACCAATGCAAAAAGGAACTTTAATTGGAAATGGTAGTATTGTTACAATGAACGTACTCCCCACAGTATATGCAGTAAAAAAAGATACCTATGGTGTGTCTTTAAAATTATTGGCCTTACAAGTAAATAAACTAGTCGAGTATAAAAAAGATGCATCAAGTTATGGATTTGAAGTAGAAGAGCTCGAAGATGATGAAAGTACACCATTCGATGAGGTAGAGTTCTAATGAAATTTTCAAGGACACGAGGTTACTATAAACCAAAAGACAAAACGGTTCGAAGTAACTTTGAATATGACATCAAGTGTAATCTAGTAAAAGCTGGTGTGTCTTTTGAATATGAGACAAAACGTATTCCTTATACGGTCACTCATACGTATAAGCCTGATTTTATTTTACCTAATGGAATTATCGTAGAAGCAAAAGGATTATTTGAACCATCAGATAGACAAAAACACCTATATATTAAAGAACAACATCCAGAGCTAGATATACGTTTTTTATTTATGAGAGACCAATGGTTAACAGCAAAACGGAAACAGAAGTATAGTACCTGGTGTAAAAAACATGGATTCAAATATCACATTGGTACGATGATTCCAAAAGAATGGATAGAGGAATAACCATGATTAAAATAATTATTGCACGTGGGAATTTTAATAATAAAACGGCAGAAGCATTTAAACATATCATGCGTGGAGAAGGATACACCACATCACCTTATCATTTTTATGTGGATTGTAATGCAACAATCACAAGGCTAAAAGACATTAGCACTTTAAATAAAGATGATGAATTAAAAATAATGGTAGATTGTGGAAAGCTAAAAAAGATTAGTGAGAGACAAAAAAAGAAACTCCATAGATTACTTGCAACTGTTAAGGCACGTTTTAAAGGAGATGTGCAAGACTATGAAAAGTTATTACTATGAAGGTACTGTTATAAAAAAAATCAAAGGAACATTTTTATTAGATGAAAATATTGACCCTGAAGATTATATAGATAATCTAGCATGGAAAATGGATTCATTTTTTAATGATGCAGAATATAATGGTAAAATCACGGATATTGAAATTGATAGTGTTGTAGAAATTTGAGGTAAAATATGAATAAATTTGTGTCTTATGAGATTAAACCTTATGTGTATATTTCTAATGAAGGTGACGTAGAAAAGTGCAATGAGCTTGTAAACTTAGTCATTAACGAAAAATTAGAGGGATATATTGAACAGGTTATTTTGTATGATAATTGCTACACGGTGAAGTATATTGATGAAGAATTGAAAATAGAGTGGGAAACAACTACAGATAATGTAGTATCATACACTATTGAAGAAGGCATTCTACTTGATAGTTTAGCCGTGAAACAGCTTGAAGAACTTCTATCACGATGTGAAGAAAGTATGGAAGCATATATTATTAAGCATACGCAACCCGTACAGGAGTAAATATGAAACCATTAATTGATTTTAAATTAAAACATACAGTTAGGGTATATGCAGATACTGAAAAGGCATATACCCTATATGATTTGAAAATAGCTGAAGAATTAGATGGGTATCAACAAACAATGTTTTATAAGCAAGTTCGATACAAATTAGCTATTAAATGGCTAGGGGTGAATTGTTGGGAAATAGATGATTATGACAACACAGCATTATGTTTTAGTCTCAATCATGTAGGAGAAGAAGCTGTGTTAGATATGCAAGAAGCAGAAGATATACAAACAATATTGAATCTTTTTAAAACTGATATGTATCGTTACGTTAATAAAAATAAGTCGATGAAGGAATGGCTAGAAAGTGAAGATATTCACGTAACAATTTAAGGAGTGGACACAATGAAAGCACCAAATACCCCAATTAAATTTGAACTTTTAATACAAACCGTAGGACGTGATGGACATTTTATTACTGATGGTAAGAGATATTTCCGTATTAACAACCTACAAATTGACCAACGTTTAGAAGGCTTTAGTGACACTATTGTCTTACCTGACTATATGGGTAGAAAAACTACATATAAAGTATATTGTGTAAATAATGTATTAACAATAGTGAAACTTTCATTAATTGGAAGAGTAGAATTGAGTCTTTCTATTGAAGAAAACTTTGTTTTACTTGAAGTGGATGCAGAATATTTAAGACGAATTTTATATACATGTTTGGAAAGTATGAATGCATATACAAAGAAACAAAACTTTGTAGATAGTACATACACCCCAGTTGAGGTTAAGGATACATGGAAAATGATAGGCTAAACAAACAAATTGTAGAAATGCATTTACCTTGCCCATCTTGTGGTAGTCATGATGCCTTAACAACCTACGCAGATGGGCATTCCTACTGTTTTAGCTGTAAAGCTACAACATTTCCGAAAGAAGACCAAGAAGGGGGAACTGTTACCTCCGCCCCCTCTTGTGTCTTTATCCAAGGGCATTTGCAAGCCTTAAAAGCTAGAGGTATTACCCTTGCCACATGTAGTAAGTATGGATATGTTACAGGTAGTTACCAAGGCAAGCCTTGCCACATAGCCAACTACTATGATGAATATGGCAAACTGAAAGGGCAAAAACTACGTTTTCAAGACAAAACATTCAAGGCGATTGGCAGTACTACAGGTACATTCTATGGACAACAACTATATTCTAAAGGTAAGCGATTAATCATTACCGAGGGTGAAATTGATTGTCTAACAGTGAGCCAAATTTATGGGAATATAGCATGTGTTGTGTCTATTCCTACAGGTGCTGGAAGTGCTAAAAAGACGTTTGAGAAAAACCTTGAATGGCTGAATAACTTTGATGAAGTTGTTGTAGCTTTTGATAGTGACAAAGCAGGCATTGAAGCTATTGAAAGTATTCAAGGAATATTGCCAAGTGAAAAACTAAAGGTAGCAAGGCTACAGCATTACAAAGACCCTAACGAGTACCTTATGGCAAATGAGGGGGATAAGTTAGTAAATGCAATCGACAATGCGAAACCCTATAGCCCTAGTAACATTATCAACGGTAGTGAACTATGGGAACTCTTAAAAGAAGAACCTGAAGAAGTCAGAGGTTACTCCCTACCATGGGAGATTGATGCAGATACAATGATCAAGGGCATTCGTAAAGGGGAAATAACATTAGTCACGGCAGGTACTGGTATAGGTAAGAGTACGTTTGTACGTGAAATACTCTACCATTTAGGAGTGCATCAGCACATGAAAGTAGGCATCATGATGTTAGAGGAGAATACCAGACGAACCGCAAAGGGGATTATTGGTATCCACTTAAATAAACCTATTCATATAAGCCGTGTAGAGGTTAGCGACAGTGAATATAAACAAGCCTTTGATGAAACTTTAGGTAAAGGACTGTTTGTCTTATATAATCATTTTGGATCATTGGAAACTGACAAGCTATTAAATGCAATGCGATACATGGCAGTCAGTGAAAGATGCGATTTTTTGATTTTAGACCACGTGAGTATAGCAACGAGTGGTATTGAAGCGAAGAACGAAACAAAGATGATTGATGTTTTGATGACAAGACTACGTAGCCTTGTAGAAGAAACAGGTACAGGCATGGTGGCAATTTGTCATTTAAAACGTACAGAAGACAAAAAAGCACATGAAGAAGGTGGCCACGTATCACTAAATCATTTAAGGGGCAGTCAATCGTTGGCACAATTAAGTGATACGATCATAGCCCTTGAACGAAACCAACAAAGCGAAAAGGATAGGGATGTTATGGGTATACGTATACTAAAATGTAGACATACAGGTAACACAGGGTTAGGAGGCTTTTTGTCTTTCAATCGTGAGACAAACAGATTAGAAAAGTATCAACCACCAATGGAAGCATATGGATTCGATACTGAAGATAATGGAGGTGAGTTCTAATGCTTATCTTTGATATAGAAACAGATGGGCTATTAGATACTGTTACAAAAGTACATTGTGGGTGTATTTACAATACAGCAACCGAGGAATACAAATTATACAGACCACAAGAAATAGATAAAATGCTAGAAGAATTATTAAATGCTGATAGCATATGTGGACATAATGTTATCATGTTTGATATACCAGTATTAGAAAAGCTATATAACGTGCAATTTGACCAAGAAAAAGTCATAGATACATTAGTATTAGCACGCTTAGTATATTCTAATATCAGTGATATTGATGCAGTATTGGTAAGACAAAATAAAGTATCAAGCAAGTTATGGGGCAGTCACTCATTAAAAGCCTATGGACAACGATTAGGAGTTTTGAAAGGTACCTATGCAGAAGATACCGAAGATTGTTGGGCTTGTTTTAATGAAGACATGCTAGCCTATAATAAGCAAGACGTGGTAGTCACAAAGAAATTATATGAAAATTTGTTGTCTAAAGGATTTACCGAAGATTCAAGCCTACTTGAGCATAAGGCACAGTGGCTTATGTTTAAAATGGAGCAGAACGGCTTTCCTTTTAATCTTGAAAAAGCATACGAACTCAAGGCAATACTTGAGACTGAAAGACAAAAAGTAGAAGCAGAACTAACAGAACAGGCTCCATTAATTCCAGATAAAGTATTCATACCAAAAGTGAACAATAATAAATTAGGTTATGTAAAAGGAGTACCAATCCAAAAGTATAAAAAGTACAATCCAACGAGCCGAGACCACATGAAATATATATTTGAGACACACTACAAATATGTGTTTAAAAAATGCATGTATGATAAAGACGGTAAATTAAAACTTGATGAAGAAGCCTTAAAACATATTGAAAAAGACGAAACAACGACAGACGAAGTACGGCATATTGCTAGCCTATATCGTGTGTCTTTTTTATTGTCTAAACGCTTAGGGCAATTATCAGAAGGTAAAAATGCATGGCTAAAGTTAATAGGTAGTGATGGTAAAATCCATGGTAAATGTAATCCTAATGGTACAGTGAGTGGCAGGGCATCACATAGTAGCCCTAATGTAGCACAAGTACCTAGTGCAAATAGTCCTTATGGAAAAGAGTGTAGAGAATTGTTTGAAGTACCACAAGGATGGTATCAAGCGGGGATTGATTGCAGTGGGTTAGAGTTACGATGTTTAGCACATTATCTATATCCGTATGATCATGGAGAGTATGCACATGAAATTCTTAATGGAGATATCCATACAAAGAACCAAAAGAATGCTGGACTAGAAACACGTAGTCAAGCCAAGACATTTATATATGGCTTCCTATATGGAGCAGGTGATACCAAGATAGGAGAAATTGTAAATGGTACAAAAGATGCTGGGAGAATGCTTAAGGAAAAGTTTTTAAAGAATACGCCCGCATTAAAAAAGCTACAGAAGCAAATTAAAGACACACTATCTAGGTTTAATACAGCAACAAGAAAAGTAGAGATGAAACGTAACTACTTATATGGATTAGACGGAAGAAAGTTATATGTACGTTCCTTGCATAGTGCATTGAATTTACTGTTACAGTCCGCAGGAGCCCTGATTTGTAAACAGTGGATAGTACGCACGGAGCAACGATTATTAGAGCGTGGATTAAAGCATGGATGGGATGGAGATTTTGTCTTGATGGCATGGATCCATGATGAGCAACAAATAGCATGCAGGACCAAAGAGATAGCTGAAATTGTTGTCTTAGAAGCACAGCAAGCTGTACGAGATGTAGGGGAGCATTATGGATTCAGAATGCAATTAGATACAGAAGGAAAGATAGGAGAAAACTGGTATGGCACGCACTAGGGGATTGTATGTAATCATAGCCTTAGTGGCTTGTATCGAGAATGATATGCGAGCCCTAATTACCTATTTAAACTATGATGGCAAACTAGTAGATGAAGCTAAAGGAGTAGAACGATTTTTAGTAGATATTGGTGTCTTCATGATACCACTAGTAAAAAGTCATTCCTGGAAATTACGATGCATTGATGACTATCAAATGTGGTGTGACGTATTTTATACCATGGGTAAATTAGTAAATCAGATTAATATTCAAATGAAAAAGAATAAAAAAGAGGTGCTGAAAGTATATCCACAATTAAAGGCTTCTTTTAGACGTTGCCAAGAATTGAAAGGTGTACTTTTAGAATACAACCTATTTTTAGAGGAGGTATACGAAAACAGATGAACGAAGAAACGGTACGTACTAGAGTTATCTTAGACGAGACAATAGAAGAGAAATACCCTATTAATTATGATGTATTGCAAGAGTTAGCAGAAAAGGCAAGTGCATTAAACAGTTGTACATTTGTTCCTTATTGTGGGTGGTATAAGGGAGAGAAAAGTACGTATGTTGAGTATTTAACATTTAGAAACGTCTTACAACAATTTTATATTAGTATTATTATTGACCTTTTACATAAGGATGGTATAGAAGAATTCACAGCAACCTTTTTATCCTATAGAGTGTTATTCAATTTAGTTATCAATCATGAGAAACAATGGCATGTAGATATTTTTAACACATGCGAAACACCTAAGGAAGCATGGGAACTGTTTAATCGAATTGAATATCTAATCAATAACTTTGAAACAGAAATCTTGTTGTCTGATACGGAGGATACCGAGGATGTTTAACTTAGAAAGGTTAGAAGCATTAAAAACTAATGCACTTATTGTAAGAAACGGATTAAATGAGTCAGTTATTACTACATCAATTTATACAGAACCTACCATTGCACAAGCAATAGCAGTATTTACTGCATGTGATGCACTTGTATCTAATGTGGATGATTACTTAACAGCTCCTGAAGAATATGGGGACAGAAACCTTGACTTATTTTTACAAGGGATGCACTACCTATTCCGTAGTATTTGGACAGATAAAATAGGTTACTGTTCCGTTGTATTAGGTGGTTGTACACATGGAGTAAGGGGACATTTTGGTGATATGACTGATTCTTTAAAGGAACAGCTGTATTACGAAGAAGCATAAATGATTAAGGACGAACTATGGACGCACCTTGTAAAAATTGTCCATATAGAGAAGTGGGCTGTCACGATAGGTGCTCCGCTTATCTATCTTTTAGGGCAGAAAAAGATAAAGAATGTAAAGACCGTTTATTTACTATGCAGATTTTTTATTATCCAAGTAGTGATAGTACTTGTTTTAAAAACAGAAAGACATTCCAATGGAGACGAAACGTAAGGAGGTATTAGTATGACACCATGGCATGAGTATTTGATGGATGTATATATTACATCTAAGTTCTTAGTGGCTATTACATGTATTCCAATTGGATTACTTATGACTGGTATAAACGCAGATTTACATAATTTTAAACTAACTATATGTGGGTTACTTTTAGCCTTTTTAGGCTTAGCGATTCCAATGCTATTACCTACACAGCAAGTACTTATAAAACTTTTAGATTGGTAAAGGAGCAAATAAGATATGACTACTGAAGATTACGAAAAACGTATCAGAGATTTACAGACAAAAATTTTTGTCTTAGAAAATACGGTAGAGACCTTAACAGATGATGTAGACAATTACCGATTAGAATTAAATAATGCAAACAACAAAGTAGCTTATTTACGTGGCTACATTCATGGGTTTAGTGAAAATGGCTTTGACGAAACTATTATTTGATGCAGACATGCTATTATATATCGCATGTGAAAAGGCAGAACATGTAGTACATTGGTATGATGATTTATATACATTACATGGCACTTTAAATGAAGCTATTATCCATTTTGATAATCACGTACGAGATTTAATTGAGTTAGTATGTGAACATTGGGAGATAGAGGGGGAGTATGAAGTAATTATGTGTTTATCAGACAATGAGCACAACTTTAGAAACCTTATTTACCCTGATTATAAAGCAAACCGTGGTGAGAAAAGACGGCCAATATTATATGCACCTATGAGAGAATGGGTAATGAATAGTTATAATGCTGTTTGTCTACCATGGCTTGAAGCCGATGATTGCTTAGGGTTACAAGCAAACTCTAAAGACACAATTGTAATCAGTGGTGATAAGGATTTACGTACAGTCCCTAGCAGATTTTATGACTTTTCACGTAATATATTTTATGAGTACGATAAAGAAGCATCAGATAACTTTCATCTAATCCAAACGTTAACAGGTGATCCTACTGACAATTATAAAGGGTGTCCTAACATAGGTATCTCAAGAGCAGAAAGACACCTAGACAAAGAAGGATACAATTGGACAAACGTTGTGAATATGTATAAAAAGCAAGGTAGCACAGAAGAGGAAGCCCTCACGAATGCACGCCTTGCTTTTATTTTACGTAAAGGTTTTTACGACAAAAAGAACCAACGTATCCGGTTATGGCTACCAAATACAGACAAAAAGAAACTACCTATCTTAGATTTAAAAGCACAACAGGAGGACTTTTAAATTATGGTAAATCGTGAAGATGTATATGTACATAGTAACCTTGTAGAATTTATTGAAGAGAATTTTAGTTTAGACTATCTACTTAATAAGCAAGGATGGAATAGTGATAAAGTAATCGGTGCTTTGTGTCTTAGAACAGAACTACTAGCACTGTTACATCGTATTAAACAGGAACAAGACGAAAAGAGGTATAACGTATGAATGACCCAGTAGTATCTCCTAGTCATTATAAATTGAAAGGCTTAGGAGACATTGAAAGTATAGATGTGCTTAGGGCTGTTTTGTCTAAAGAAGAATTTAGTGGTTTCTGTCATGGAAATACATTAAAGTATCTTATCCGTGCTGGAAAGAAAGACAACAAAGTACAAGATTTAGAAAAAGCAAAAGTATATTTACAATGGCTAATTGAAAATGAAATGAAAGGGGGTGAGACAGAATGAGTTTTTTAGGACATCTTTTAGGTAGTATCTTTGGAGGATTATTTGGAGGTGGAAATAAAACAATTACAATTCCACAACCAACGGTTAGAGCACAAGACCTGGTGCCAAAAACAGAAGCAGAAACACCTGAAGCACCACAATTAGGGCAGACAAAACAGAAGAAAGGCCGTAAGTCATTATTAATTGATCGTAACACAGGCGGTACAGATTATAATGCAACAAATATGTAAGGAATAAAAAGATATGGCGACACAACAGGAACAAGCAATATTAGCTAAAGAAGTATTTAAAAAGCTTTCACAAGCAAAACAACCCTATATAGATAGGGGAATTAAAAATGCTAAAGTCACTATTCCTATCTTATTCCGTGAAGAAACAGACGATGGTAACAAGGCACTAGATGATTTATATTCAAGCATTGGTGCACGTGGTGTTAATAACTTAACATCAAAACTCATGCTTGCTTTATTTCCGCCTAATGAAAAGTTCTTTAGACTAGGGCTAACACCTGAAATGAAAGGACAATTAGTAGGACATGAAGACAAAATAGCTGAAGTGGAGCAACAGCTGATGCAGATTGAAGACACAATCATTCGCAGTATTGAAGAAAACCAAATACGAATTACCATTCAAGAAGGCATATTGCAGTTATTAGTAACTGGAAATTGCCTTCTTTTTTTGCCTCCAAAAGAAAACGGAAGTAGGTTATATAGCCTACATGATTATGTAGTAGAGCGTGATGCAATCGGTAACATCCTAAGGATATGTACAAGGGATAAAGTAACAAAACGATCACTACCGCCACAATTGTTATCGATGGTAGATGAAAGTACAAAAGAAGATACAGTGCTTGAAGTCTACACACTAATTGTAAGAGAGCAAGATAAATTTGTGTCTTTCCAGGAATTAAACGGTAAACGTGTGGCAGGGAGTGACCAAACATTTCCAATTAATAAAAGCCCTTATATACCTATTCGAATGAGTAAACAGGATGGGGAACATTATGGGCGTTCGTTTGTAGAACAATACTACGGTGATTTAAAAGAATTGCAGAACCACGGAAAGGCATTATCTTTCACATCCGCAGTAATGAGTAAAATCATTTACCTTGTACACCCTAATGGCGTGACGAGAGCACGAAAACTACAAGAAGCAAAAAGTGGTGATTTTATAGATGGACGAGTCGAGGATGTGCAAGTACTACAGACACAAAAGTATAACGACTTAGCTATCGCAAAAAACTACATGGATAACATCGAGCAACGATTGAGTTTTGTCTTTTTGATTAGTAGTGCAGTACAACGAAATGCTGAACGGGTAACGGCTGAAGAGGTTCGTATGGTAGCACGTGAGTTAGAAGATACCCTAGGTGGTGTCTATGCGATCCTTACGCAAGAGTTACAACTACCACTTATACGGCAACTGTTAGCAAAACTCATGAGCCGTGGTGAAGTAGTACAACTACCAGACGGCTTTATTGAACCTACTATTACAACAGGAATGGAAGCATTAGGGCGAGGGCATGACTTTAGTAAATATAGCACATTTATTCAAATGTTAGGTGCTTTACCAAACGGCATAGCATTCTTAAAAATTCCACAATTAATTACATCACTTGCAACATCTATCGGTATTGATACGCAAGGGTTAGTTAAAACAATGGAAGAAATACAACAGGAACAAGAAGAAGCACAAGCCCAACAAATTGGTATGCAAGCAATGGAAGGAGGATTAAAAGGTGGAGGTAACGAGTAATGAAGGCGTAGTTACAAATGAAGTAAGTGTTAATGAGGAAAGTATTCCACAAGACACAACACAGACTAACGAAACTACACCAACAGAGGGTACACAAACCGAGGGAACACAAACCCAACAGAACACAGAAACAAGTGGTACTAATACATCTATTACCCAAAGTGATGTAGATAGTATTAATGCCACAGAGAATGCATTACAAAAAGATTTAGAAGCACGTGGCGTAGATTTTACAGCAGTAGAAAATGAATATCTACAAAACGGTAGTTTATCCAATGAGACACAAAGTAAATTAACTCAAGCTGGATACCCTAAAGAAGTAATTGATAACTATATTCGTAACGTAGAGCGTGAGGCAAATGCTTTTGTGTCTACGGTACAAAGCTATGTAGGGAATGAGCAAGAGTGGAATACCTTTGTGTCTTTTGTGCAATCACAAGGTGATACAGCAATCAATCTATTTAATGATGCAATTAACACAGGCAACTTAGGTATTATCCAAGCAACTGTAGGGCAGTTAAAGACACAAATGGTAAATACCTATGGAACAAATAACCCTACGTTTATGAGTGGGGGCAGTGCTACAGGAGCCGTACAAGAAGGCTTTGCAAGTAGCTATGAAATGCAACAAGCGATGAGTGATAAGCGATACGGAAGAGATAGAGCTTATACACAAATGGTGGAGCAAAAAGTTATTAATTCTAAATTTGATTATTAAAGGAGAAATGAACAATGGCAAACTTAACTAACATTCAACAACCAGGTAAAAATAATGGAACAGGTACACCACTTGATTCCTTGTTAAAAGTATTTAGTGGTGAGGTATTAACGGCATTCAACCGCCAAACATTGGTAATGCCTAACCACATTGTAAAAACAATTGAGAGCGGTAAATCCGCACAATTCCCAGTAAGTGGCCGTGCAGAAGCACGTTATTTACAAGCAGGGGCTAACCTTGATGATACACGTACAGAAATGAAACACAACGAGAAGTTAATCCACATTGATGGCTTGCTTGTGTCTGATGTATTAATCACAGATATTTATAATGCTATGAGCCACGTAGATTGGCGACAAGAGTACTCCAAACAATTAGGGGAAACATTGGCACAGCATGCAGACTTAGCCGTATTAGCTGAAATGGCAAAACTTGCTAAAGAGCAAGAAACATTACCAGGCTTAGGCGGTGGTACTGTTATTACAAAAACATTAGGTGCTGGAGCAACAGGTATCACGCAAGCATTAGGTGATGCAGTAATTCAGGGTTTAATGGAAGTACGTGCAAAATTCACTAAGAATTATGTACCAATGGATGAACGATATGTATATATCACTCCAGAAGCCTATAACTCTTTATTAGCAAGCAAAACAGCTATTGATCGTGATTATGGTGCAGTAGCTACAATTGTTGACGGTAATCTTGATAAATTGTTAGGCTTTAAAGTTATCGAAGTACCAAATATTTCCACAGGTACATCCGCAAATGGCGTTATGCAAGGTGTAGGGCATGTATTCCCTAGTGACTTAACAAACGTAGCATTTATTGCTGGACACCGTTCTTGCGTAGGTACTTTAAAATTAAAAGATTTACAAATCGAACATGGTCGCCGTATGGAATACCAAGCAGACCACATTGTGGCAAAATATGCTATGGGACATGGTGGTTTACGACCAGAAGCAGTAGCAGTATGCAACATTAAATAGGATATTCCAAAGACAACAAATTAAGGGAGTAGTAGCAATACTATTCCCTATTTTTGTGTCTGTTCTATTATAAATAAAGTAAACTGTCCTGAAGAAAGGATGAAAAGTATGATTATAACACCAAATACAACACTAGATGCTATCAATGAAATGTTAGCAAGTATTGGCGAAGCTCCAGTTGATACTTTAGAAGAAGTAGAAAACGTGGATGTAATGAATTGTAAACGTATTTTAGATAGCGTTTTACAAGAGATACAAGAAGAACAATGGAGCTTTAATTACCATCCACAATATACATTAACACCAGACACACAAACAGGATACATTTATTGGAGCCCTACTTTCCTAAGACTAAAAGGAACGGACGGTAAAGTATATCAAGAAAGAAGTGGTGTCTTATTCTCACTCACAGATAACACATCTACATTTACATCTCCAATCACGGTAAGTGTAGTTATTCTAGTACCGTTTGAAGATTGTCCTACAGCGTTCAAACGATACGTTACAGCAAGGGCAAGCAGATTATTTAGTAGCCGTTATTTAGGGGATGGACAAGTAACACAAGAACTATACGAAGAAGAACAAAGAGCACGAGCAAGATTCTATAGTTATGAAATTGATATGACACATCCAAGCATGGCGAACAATTCAGAAATTCAACAACTTATGAATAGAGGTTAGTATGCGAGTATCACAGACGATCAAGAACATAGTGGCAGGTATAAGCCAACAGCCCCCAATACTTAGACATGCAGAACAATTAGAAGAACAAATTAATGGATATAGTACAGAAGCTGATGGACTACAAAAAAGACCACCAACAGTATTAATGAAGAAATTGAAATCATTTCAATTAGTACAAGACAAACAGCCTAAAATTCATTTAATTAATCGTGATGAAAAAGAACAGTACTTTGTGTCTTTTAATGGTGAAAGAGTACAAGTGTTCGATTTAAAAGGTAATGAATATACCATTAAGAATGCAACACATCCATACATACAAACAAATAAGCCGTTAGAAAACATACATACGATTACACAAGCTGATTATACGTTTATATGTAATACAGAAAAAGTTACAAGGATGAAAGAGGATATGGAAAGCAATGCCTATGCAGATGGGGTATTAATTTTTATCAAAGAAGGACAATATGGGAGGTTATACTCTATAAAATTAAATAATAAAGAGATAGCCTTACATTCAACACCTACAGGGAAAGATCCAGACGACACAAAGTGGTTAGATACTATTTACATAACAAACGCATTAAGTACTAGTTTAAATAGTCACGGGAGAAAACATATTAAAGGGGCTCATTGGATTTACCTACAAGACATAAAAGAAGGGAAAGTTACCGCTAGTGATGGGTTTAACAATCAAGCACTGAAAGTTATTCGAGGGGAAGTAACAAAAGTTACTGATTTACCATCCACCGCTCCTGATGGATATATTGTAAAAATTCGTGGTGATGCAAATAAAGACGATGACTATTATTTAAAATATGATGAAAAAGCCAATATATGGAAAGAAACAGTTAAGGATGGTGTAAAGACCACAATTGATGCAAGTACTATGCCACATGCACTAGTAAGAAACAGTGATAATACGTTCGAAATAAAAGAACTGGAATGGGATAAACGATTAAGTGGAGATGAAGACAGCAACCCTACCCCTTCATTCATAGACAACAAAATTACAGATATCTTTTTCTTCCGTAACCGTTTAGGGTTCATTAGTGGTGAAAATGTGTGTCTTAGTTGCAGTGGCGATTACTATAACTTTTTTGTAGATAGTGCTACAGGGATCATTGATACAGACCCGATAGACCTAGGTGTATCAAGTACTAGGGTGTCTACATTGCATAGTGCAGTACCATTCAATCAAGACCTTGTATTGTTTAGTGACTCCGCACAATTTATCTTGCATGCAGAGGGTGTCTTAAGTCCTAAGAATGCTTATTTAGCACAGGTTACAGCCTTTAGTAATGATACAGCGGTAAGACCTGAAGTAAGTGGACGTAACATTTATTTCACATCAAAACGTGCTGAATATACTTCTGTAAAAGAATATTATGCAATAACGAGTGATAGCTCCATTAAGGATGCAAGCGATGTAACAAGCCATGTACCTAACTACATAGCTAATACAGTATATGATTTAATCAGTAACACCAATGAAAACTTATTGCTTGCTTTGTCTACGGCAGATAAGACAAAAATCTATGTATATAAATATCTATATGCACAAGAGCATAAACTACAAGCGAGTTGGTCGCATTGGCAATTTAAAGGTGAAATCCTAGGGCTAGGCTTTATCAATTCATCCTTATACATGCTAATGAAATATGATAACCTTGTGTGTCTTGAAAGACTGGATATCACATTTAATACAGAAGATTTTGACAAAGAACCTTATCGTTTAATGATGGACAGAAAAGAAAACATTACATTACAGGGTACATATGATGAAACCTTAAGTACCTTTACCTGGAATGCAAAAGAACATTTTGAAACACAAGGGGACGTAGATTTTAAATACTTTATTGTCTTATACGATGGTAGAGTATTTGAAGGGACAGACAACAAAGTTACAATACCTTTTGTAGAAAATCTAAATGGCCAAAAAGCTTATGTAGGAATTGCTTATAATTACAAAATTAAACTATCTACTATCTACATTAAACATAGAGAGCAAGAAGGCACACAACCAATGGATAACTATAGGTTAATCCTACAGTATTTAAAGTTACAATATTCATCAACAGGTAACATGTTTGTCTTAGTGCAAAGCACAGGGAAACCAATTCGAAAGTATCATTTTACAGGACGTAAAGTAGGTAATGAAGTAAATAGAATTAATGTACACCCAATCATTACAGGTGAATGGAAAATACCTATACATGGTACAAATACAGACACAAGTATAACAATAGAAAATGATTCACCGTTACCTAGTACTTTAATTGGTTATACATGGATGGGGAACATGACAAATCGATTCAGAACAATTTAAAAGAAAGGAGGGGGAGTGTATGAACCCAATGTTTATACAAATGGGCTTAAATATGTTAGGAGCAATCTTTCAGAATAAAGCAAGAGAAAGACAAGCGATTGCAGAAGGTAAGGCAATGCGAGCTCAAGCATACAGTGCAATTAAAAGTATGAACTATGCATTCCAAAACTATGAACATGAAAGAAGAGATGCGTTTGACAGTGCAGTAGCTAGCCTTAGTAAAATTACAATGCAAGGTAGAGGATTACAAGGGGGTGTAGATAGTGCAGTAGCTGAAGAGTATGGAGATGGCGGAAATACAGGGAGATTACTACAAAGAAGTACACATGCTGATACACTACGAGCACTGACAGGAATAAAAGATAACTATGTACGTCAATCAGACGAAATAGACCTAAACAAAGAAGCAAAGTTAATAGAAACAAAAGATTTTACATCTAATTTACATCCACCAAAAGCTCCCTCTATCCTAAGCAATATGCTTAATGTGGGATTAGCTGGATTGCAAGGCTATATGCAATTTAAGGGTGCACAAGCAAGTCAAATGATTAATGGATTTAGAGAAAGCTATAACAATTATACTGACAATCATTATGCAGGCTATGTAAGACCGTATGATAAGTATGTAGGAGATAACAGCTTTATTTATAAACGAGGTGTGTCTGATAATACATATGATGGTATCTTTTCTTCATTTCCTCAATTAAACTATGCAAATAATATGAATAATGCATTACATTTTAATAGTGCTTATGGATCAAGATTGAAGATTGTAAGGAGATAAAAATGCCAACAAATACAAGCAATGCAATTGCAATTGAAAAACAATATACACCACAGGAACCACAGGTATATCAAGAACGATTGCAAGGTATACCAGTGAACTATAATATCTTTGCACAAAAGAACTATAACAGTGAAGCCTTAGCTACTGGAATGAAAGCATTAGGTGTAGCTTATGGAGATTATAAAAACTCTAAAGATGAACAAGATTTAAAAATAGCACAAGCATTAGCACCAGAAGCGTATAAGAATAACCAAAACCGTCATACATTAAAGGCAGTAGAGATGCTTGCTAATGTAGGCGGTTATGATTTATCAGACAATCCATATGCAGTAGGTATTATAGATAAATTACGTGGTGCAGAATTAAATAACAAAATCAATGCTGACTATCATGCCTACCGTGAAAGACGAAAAGTAGCAGGTACAGCTGAAGAAGAGCTACAAAGCTATGAGGATTTTTATCAGAAAGCATTAGAAGAATACAAACAGAATAATCAAAGTGTGTCTAATGAATATGCGTTTGAAAGTGGGTTACATAACCAACGATTAGAGAATACACAAACAGTGTTTAATGCATATCATGAAGACAAAAATAAAGAACTGTATCGAGACAGATTACAAGGCTTTCAAAGTGAAATAGACAAACTAGCTAGGGATTGGCAGTACAGTAAATTAAAAAAAGAAGAACGTGCTGAAAAATTTATGGATATTATGACCCGAATTAATATCTCACAAGGTCATGATGTAGATACAGAAGTAAAGCTATTACAGAATTTTATGGAAAGAATGGCAAGTACTGGTAATAAAGATGTACTGGATGAACTAGGAGAATATCAAGCCTTTAATGGTAAATTAGTAAAAGATATTGTGTCTCCAACAGCATATTATGATCTAGCATATAAATATGGGGCACAAATTAGAAATGAACAGTTTACCAACATGATGGATGACTTAAATAAAATAACAACCATACAAGCCGTAGATAAAAAGTTCGCAGAGTTACGAGAAAAAGATCCAGAAAAGGCAAAACAAATAGCACCATATATTGATGGTCGAAAGAATGCGATATTAGCAGAGCAAAGAGCACGCATGGCACAAGCTAAAAAGGCAGTAAATACAGGAGCAATTGCTGACCTTGTAAGACGAGTAGCACAAGGTAAAGTAGACAGACCAACAAGCGGAAGTGAATTAAGTGCGTTTGGGGAAGGTGCAAAAGGCGTATATATCCAAACAGGGTTAGAACTAGCAAGCGAATACTTAGCAAGTGGAGACACAACAAGTTATACAAATTTAATGATGGATAACATTATTGGTAAACCACTACGAGAGAATTTATCAAGACAAATAAAAACATCCTTAGCAAATGGCAAAATGGATGAAGCACTACGTATGGGGTTACATTTCTTAGACGACAATTTAAAACATCAAGCTCCAAATCTATTAGGAGATGCCTATGCAGATATTGTGTCTTTGAACAATTTAATTGCAAATACAAATGAGCAACAAGCATTAGAAACAATGGCAAGAGCTTATGTAAATAAACAAAACAGTACAATATATGATGGTGTAAAGAGTACGGTACGTGGTATGGCATTAGATGCAAATATTTATAATACAGGTGATGATGACACAAATTATTACAATTTTAGTGATCATACAACTACACAAGCATATGCAGAATATGTGAACCTTGCAGAAACATTTATGTTAGCTGGAGATAGTGCAGAAACAGCATTAGAGAAAGGTAGACGTATTATGGCAGATAACTATGTATTAAGTGCTGGTTGTCTATACCCAAAATGGGCATACAATAAAATGCAGTACTATGCACAATCACAAGGTATAGATTCATTGAATCATGCAATAGGTGGAGCAATTTCTGAAATAAGAAATACATTTAATGCATGGAGCACGACTGAAGTAACATTTGAACAAAATGGCAGTGAATACCAATTCAGAGTAAGAGATATAAATAATCCATCAAACGAGAAAGTTTACACACAAGGCCAAGTAGAATATCTAATAAAAGGCTACTCATAAGACACAAAAGAAAGGAGGTAGGCTATCATGGCAGGGCTAGGAAGTTTAAAATACATTGCAGATAAGATACATGAACAAACAGGCATTGATGCTAGATTAATATTCGGGCAAATGTATTTTGAAACAGGGGATGGTAATAGTCCCCTTGCAAGAGAAGCACATAACTATGGTGGTATTACACAGGTGGAACCAACACCATATCCACAACCACCAGAAGACGGGAATTTATATTATATGGTGTTTGATAGTGATGATGCCTACGCAGATTATAAATCTAAATATTTATCAAAATATTATCCAAAGGCAATACAAGCACAGTCACCTGAAGAATTAGCAGAGATATTAGGGCGTAATGGTTATTTTGTCCCTCCTAAAAACAGTAATAAAACACTAGAACAAGCTATTGCAGAATATGGAGCAGGGATACGAGCACGTGCACAAGAATATGATGGTACTGATGCATTCGCAGATAAAACCTATGTACCAGGTGCTGGACGATATTCAGACAAAAATTATTTATCACAGATGACAGCAGATGATAATTTTCAAAGACCATGGGGAAATTCATTAACTAATCCTGATAGTATGTATTATCTAAAATCTATAGGACAGATAGAGCCTAAAGAAAAGCACGAAGAAGGCTTTTTTGAGAGGGCTCAAAAGTGGATTAGTAATAATACAGTAACATTCAAAGATGCCTTTAGACAGGAACTAGACGATAGTTGGTTAGGGCGTTTAGTACAAACAGGGATAAATAATGAAAATAGCTTAGCATATAGCACTGTTACAAGTAAGCTATTACAAAACAATCCACAAACACAAATTACAAATGATGACATCGCACAAGCCAAAACACTATTAGGTGTGCAAGATGGTGTAGATGATGAACGATATAGAGCCTTAATGTATGCACAAGCAAATGCAAGCAATAAGGCTCATTTTGATTTATTAATAAATAGCAAAAAAGATTTTTTTGACAGACAACAAAGAATAGAAGAGGGTGGATGGAATACAGGACGTGTCTTAGGTACGTTGGTAGGTACGGCAGTTGATCCGATTAACTTTATACCAGTGGCAGGTGAAGAAGCACTTACGGCTAAACTAGGTGCTAAATTCGGTAGTAAAATTTTGTCTAAAATTGGTGAAAAAGCTATCACAAAGTACGCAGAAATAGGTGTAGCAAATGGCCTATTAAATATGGTAGACGTAGGAGCACGAGAACAGCTAGGAGGAGCTAAAGCAGATTATGGTAGTGCATTCTTAGTAGGTAGTGTGTCTTCTTTTGGCCTAGGCCTATTGTTACATCCATTTACTAAAGGAATAGGTGGTAAGGCTACTAAATTAGAAGAAGCGAAGCTATTAAAAGATAGTATAGATGCAGTAGCTACCATGGATGATAAAGTAGTAAAGACAAAACCTATACTAAACATTGACTTACAAAAATTTGCTAAAAAGTATGGATTTGAAGCAACAGCAGAAGGTCTAGGTAGTTTTTTAAAAGGTAACAGAAAAAGTAAGGGATATAACATTATAAAAAAAGAATTATCCGAGGCAATGGATACAAGACTATCTAATAGTGATTTGGATGCAATCGCAACACATCTAGCTACAGGAGAACCAGTAGAAACAATTAGTATACCGTTATCAGATGGTAGAAGCTTAACAGGCGGAAAAGTAAGAAGTAAAGAAGAACTTGTGTCTTTAGCACAGCATGATAGCCCAGTATTGGATAATACACCGTATGTAGATATTGAGCCTAAACCTAAAGATAGAATTACATTTAGACCTGAAGAGACACAAAAAGAAGCACAATCGGTAGAAGAACTCCCAAAAGAAGATGTACCATATGCAGAAGAGATAGCAGATATTCAAAATGGTGCACCTAAATATGAAGAACGTACTGAACCACCTACAGGGCAAACTTTTAGGGATGAAATGAAAGAAGCATTAGAAGAGCGTGTGCGTGATCCAGAATCAGTGCGAAAAGAAACACAGCTAGGCTTTTTAGGTAAGACAAAACTAGGTAGAAAAATAGGACAATGGCTAGATCGTGGTAAATTCATTGGGGATATTAGTGGTCTTTTTATGAACTCCACATCCTCAACGTTACGTACATTAGGAAAGTTTTTACATAGAGACACAAGACAACGTTACAATGCTAATCATTTAGATGCAGAGACTGTAAAAACAATTATTAAAAATGAATATATGCCTATCATAGATGAAGTATTAGATACCTATAAAGAATATATTCAAGAAAAAGGATGGTACAAATTACCAACTAATGAACAAGCGAGATTGTGGTCTATGGACGTAGTCGATGCCTATCATGCAGTGTATAGGGATAAGACAAAAACACTAGATGAATTGAGCGAACCACTTAGAAAAGCAGTAGAGGGTGTCAAGAAATTCCGTAGAAAAGACAAACAAATTATGGCTAATAGTGGCTTAATTAATGACTTTAGTGGCAGTGGAATAGATGAATTAACACGTATTCCTGATGCAGGTAAAGTTGAATATATTAACAGCCTATTTGCTAGTGATGAAGAATACAAAAAATTCATGACAGAGTATTTCAGAGAGGCAATACGAATAGATGATAACTTTATCAGACACTATATGTATGATAATGATATTATTGATGAGTTACTAGTAAAATATGGAAATGAAATGAAAAAAGTAGATGGTGAATGGATAGACTTATCCACAGGTGAAATTTTGACTGATGATGCAATTCGTGAACGATTGATAGATAAGTTTACATCTATACCATCAGATTTTATAGATTATCTAGCAAAAGATATGGCAAGTTGGCATACCTCTTTAGACAATGAAAAAATATTTACATTACATCCATCAAAAGACGGTAAGCAAAACTACTGGAAAGCACGTGTACCACTTGACTACACAGTAAAAAAAGAATTACCAAATGGAGCTTTATTTGACTATGATTCTATTCGTGTTAAAGATATTCCAATGACAATGCAATATAAAGCCAATCGAACAAGTGGAGCAGTAGGATTATATCAAGCTACAGGTATTACAGATATTGCCAAAGATGTAAAAGAACTCCACGAAAGAGTAGTAGAAGAGCTAGACACAAGCGTTCGAAAAGGTTATATCACAAAGACACAAGCAGAACGAGAGCTAGATGCTTTAGAACATAGTCTTGAGGGAATTACTGGAGCGTATCTATTTGAAGGCAGACAAAGAGGTACAGACGGTGTAGGAGCTGAACTATCACAATTACTCCGTAAACTATCTTATGGTGCTAATATGATGAATGCTATGGGTAACCAATTGTCAGAAGGTTTTGGTGCAATTGCTATTAATGGTAGTAAAGCCCTACTCCATTACATTCCATTTCTTAAAAGAAGAGTAGAGGATTTATCAGATATCCATCTAACTAGTGAACAAAAGCAACGGTTTATAGATGAAGTACTAGGCTATGAAAATGCTCACGATCGTTTTTATTCACCTGGTGCACAGCCTTCCTATGCTAGACATGAACTAGAAAATCAAAGTACTACTTTAAAATTGTTGGGGATGGCCAATAATGTGGCAGACACAATAGCTATGGTAACTAGTAAGCTAAACATGATGAATCCATTAACCACTAACTCTATTCAGATGATACAGGCTGATTTGTTTACAGATTTAATTCGTTTTTCACAAGGCAAATTTAAAAGTACATTACGTGCAAATATATTTAGTGAGGAACACTTTGCAAGAGCAGGTATTACAGATGTAGAAGCTTTTTTGTCTACCGTACGTAAGTACACAAAAGATGGCCGATTAGATATGAAAAAATGGGCTAAAGAAGACTTTCATAGCTACGTACAGATGAAATCATATCTACAAAATGAAAGTCAAAATATTATCATACAGCCTAATATTGGCAATAGTGACCTTGCAAGTAAACATCCATTCTTTGCTTTAATGATGCAGTTTAGGAACTTTAGTAGAATTGCAGTAAATCAACACATGTTAAGGATGTTGTCTAAGCCTGAAAGAGAACATTTAATTATGACACTTTCAACAGCTATTCCAGCAGGTATATATTGGGCTATGCGTGAACGTTTAAAAGCGGAAGAAAAGTTTAAAGACAAACCAAAAGAAAAACAAAAGTGGATAGAAGAGCATTTAACACCAGAGAATATCATAACAGCGGGATTATTGCGTAGTAGTACAGGTAGTGGTTTAGGATATGCACAAGATGCACATTCTATTTTAACTGGATCAGATAGTTATAAAACAACCGTTAGTAGCTATGCAGATGATGATAATCCATTAGAGCGATTAGTTAAGAATGCACCACCAATTGCAACGGCTTATAGTGGTATTCGAGGAGTAGGACATGGCATAGATAGTATATGGACACATAATAAAAAAGAATCCGATAAAGCAGGTAGAGAACTAGAAAAGCTATATCCTATACGAAAGTTTATGCCTATTCGTGTAGCGACCGCATTATGGAGTGATACCGCTGATAGAGACAAAAAGCAACTAACTAATTTTCAACAACAACTACAGGAAAAGAACGAGCGAAGAGCAAGAAGACAGGAAAAGAAAGGACTAGGTAAAAATGATAAGACAGTACAAAAGCAAGGTATCCTTGACTACTTCAAATAATCAGAAAAACTATTCATTTAGTTTTGATTATTTAAACAGTACATTTATCCATGTAACATTAAATGGTAAAGAGCTAGAACAACCAAAAGATTTTATAGTCAATCAAAATGAAGTAATTTTAAAGGCACCTCCACAAAATGGGGTGTCTTTAATTATTTACAGAGTGACACCGTCAAACCGTATTGTATCGTGGACAGATAATAGTATTTTAAAAGCTGATAATTTGAACCTATCCTACATCCAATTAATGCATCTTGCAGAGGAGCAAATGGACAATGTACGTGATGAAACGATTACACGTGCACTTGATGAGGCATGGGATGTAAAAGGAAGCCGTATCAAACGCTTAGGTACACCTACAGATGATATGGATGCAGTACCTTATGGGTACGTTAGACACCAAAAAGAAGAGGTCGAGCAACTGACCGCAGAGGTACGACAACATAAAAGTACAATCGAACAAGCACAACAAGATGTTTTGTCTAGGCAGTCAGCAGTGGATGCTACGGCACAACGTACCAATGAATTAGCACAACGTGTTACAGAACAAATGAACACAAATAACATGGAGTTTACAAACAAGGTTACAAAAGCAAAAGCTGACATTACAGGGTTAAGCCAAGAAACAAATACAGCAATTGCTGACAAGTTAAGCAAAGCAACAACAGCTATCACTCAATTAGGGGAACGGACAACCACTGATGTAACAAGCCATATCAATAGTGCTAAAAGTGACCTAACACAACAACTAACCAATGCAACCAATACTATTAATAGTAAAGTAGCTACAGTGAATCGTGAAATTGATACAAGGATTAATAATACTACTAGTGCTATCAATGATCGTATCACCAGTGCTAAACAAGAACTAACAGCACAAGCTAATACACTAAAACAAGAACTTACATCAAATGCTAATAGTGTTACATCCACATTAAATACAACCATTCGTACAGCGAATGAAGTAAAGGAACAAATCGAAAGTGCATCAGAAAAGCTAAAAAGTGGTGTACTTGATGAAAAGACAAAAAAGGATATTGCAAATTCTTTGTTGTCTAAACAAGAAGCCTTGATTAACAATCGAATTGCAGAAAATAACCTTGCACAAGCAAGTGTACATGAAGCAGTGATTACACGAAAGATTAATGAAAACAACGCGTCACAAGCACGAGCAAATGAAAGTTTAATTACATCTAAAATTAGTGCTAATAATAGTACATTAAAGAGTGAGATTAGTTCTGACATCACCTCTAAAATCAATGCAAATAATAGTACATTGAAAGCTGATATTAACAGTACTATTACCACTAAAATTAGTGAACACAATACAGACACAACCGCACATAACCTAAACAAATACATGAGCATGAAGCCTATGCCTACTGGTATCAACGATTGGAATAATCTCACAGATACTGGTATGTATGAAGCAACAGCAAGCATGTGGGGGTGGAGAAATGCACCGAGTGCTACACGTGTTTACTACTATGGTGTAGTACAGGTTATTAAAAGTGATACTAACAAGATTACACAAGTATTCTACTCTTATGGTGCGAATAACAAGCCTTGTAATATTTGCTATCGAACATTCTATAATGCGTGGGGGGCATGGCACTATCATGGAGATTATGATGCAACCGTTACGGATATTGCAAAACATAATGAGGGACTGACTATTACCAAAGGTGATACAGCTAGTCTTTTGAAATTGTTTACCAATAATAAAGCAGATACAAATACAAACCTTGTCCCTACACTGGCAGTGGTGAAAGAACTGTTAGGTAATGCAAATGTAGATATTACAGAGCTATTAAAAAGCAAAGGTGTAAGATATGATTTTAGTAATGAATCAGCATGGTATTTGTGTTTAGGGCAAGCATTTGGTGGTCTAATTATCCAAGGAGGAATTTATCAAAACAGAACAGATACGGATACTGTAACGGCATTTCCTATTACGTTTCCCAATCGTTGTTTAATCGCTTTAAGGGTTGGCTATATGTATAACGAGGAATATAGTACAAGTGAACTAGTGATTAAAGAATGGTATATAGCGAGTGTAACTAACTCATCTTTCCGAACTGACCGTCTTTCTTATAAACAAGGTTATAAGTATATTGCCTTAGGGATATAGTACGAAATGTATATAGCATTATTTTTATATGAAAGGAGCACTCATGAATAACGAATATATTTTTATCCTAAATGAAAAAGGTCTTCGAGTGGCTACCTATTTAGTAGGTTTACATGGAGACACAGAAGAATCAGTATTAAGCTTTGCTAAAATGCAATATCCGAACCATACATACTTATCAGGTACACAAGAAATGCAAAACGAGTTCGTAGCAAACAATAAATGCTACATTAATGGTAACTTTATTGACTATGTACCTGAACCCGTAGCACCTACTAAAGCAGAACGTATTGCAGAGATTAAAGGCTATTATGACAAACGTTTTGAAACATTAGAACAAACACTAGCAAGACGTACATTGAGTGGTGCTAGTGTAGTAGATTTACAAGAGCAATATAAGAAACTCACACAAGAAATGATTACAAAGATTAAAGAGGTGAAATAAATATGGATAACTACGAAGTACATTCTGATATTCCAGTAATGCATTTTTGCGAATGGTGTTATGCAACACTTAATAAAGATGGTATATGCCCTACAGAGGGATGTATTCATAATGATTTAATGGATTTAAAAGAGGAAGAATAATGAGTTATCTACATATAGCAATACCAGATAAAGCGTTATTAAATGCTATAAACATGATGTTATTAATAGCAATACTTGTCATTCTTGATGTAATCACAAAATGGTTTATCGTAGTTGATAACTATAACAGAGACACAAACAGAGAATGTAGTTTTTATAACACGTTTCGAGGTATCTTTTTTAGAGCATGGCAGAAAGGATACCTTGAAAGCCGTGAATTTAGAGAAGGGCTAGGGCAAAAGACACGAGCGTATGCCTTAGCAATTCTTATGGCAATTGTTGTCTATCTATTTCCAGACTTTGCCTACAATGGTTTAAAAGCTGATGAGACAATCTCATTTCTAATCTATCTAACTGTAGTAGTAGCAGAATGTTTTTCTATTGCAGAAAATCTAAAGGAAATGGGTGTAAAGGAAGCATCATTTTTAAAAGATGGTATTTTAGCCGTTTTGTCTAGGTTCGGAGTAAATAAACGAGTAGAGCAAGAAGTTGTGAAAAGGACTACAGAAGATACAATAGAACGCACAGTAAATACCACATCTTATGAAGGAGGAGAAGGACATCATGAGAGAGATTGATTTTTACGATTTATCAGACTATACAACAGAAGCACGGGGCAATATCAATATGATTTATTTACATTGGAGTGCTGGACGTTATGGACAGTTCTTTAATGACTATCACTTAAATATTGATCAAGACGGGCGTATTTATACAAGTATGAACTCATTCAATGAAAGAAAAGCACATACATGGAGACGTAATACAGGTGCTATTGGAATTGCCTTAGCATGTGCTTATAAAGCAAGTATCTTTAATGACGGAAACATTGATTATGGAGAGTATCCACCTACAAATGAACAGTACGATATGATGGGTAGAGTAGTAGCTAAACTATGTATCGAGATTGGTATTCCTTTAGATAATGTACTCACACATGCTGAAGTAGCTGATATGGACGGCTATGGTATTGATGATGACGACCCTGACATGAGATGGGATTTATATGGTGATGGTGACTACATTAGATCAATAGCAAGGGGGTATATGGATGCTTGGGGTTATTAGTACAAGAGTTAAAATCATACTATACATCATTATAGGTACATTAGTTTTTGTCTTAGCACTAGCAACATTCATTCACTTTGCATTAGGTGGACATTCACACGAAGACACACCAGAACAAGAGAACTTTCAACCTCCAGTTAAAGTAGAGATGAAGGAACAGAACAAAAGAACCATTCATTATGTACCAAAAGCAAAGGATGAAGATACCGATATACAAATTGAAGATAAGCAAACACCTATTGTGGTAACAGTGAATGGTAAACGTCACGAAGTGCAGACAACAAAAGTTAAAGAAAATCATAAATTTGATAACGGTAAACTTGTGGTCTCCGAGGAACGGCAAGTAAATTTAGATATTAAAGTACCAGAACAACCACGTTTTAAAAAGGGTGTTTACGTTGAAACAGACACAAATAAAGATAAAGTGGTAAAAATGGGTGCAAGATTATCCTATCAAACAAAAGAACTGGATATTGATTTAAAAGCAGATATCCTATCGTTGCAGAAAAATACAGACAAAAGAATCACATTGACGGCTACAAAATGGTTATAAAAGATAAAGGGGTTAGAGCATACGTTCTAACCTCTTTTTGTCTACATTAGGAGGTATGAATGTTACGTGTAATAGAAGCCTTTAGTGGTATGGGGGGGCAGAGGAAAGCCTTAGAAAATATTGGTGTGCATTATGAAATAGTAAATACTATTGAATGGGATATTGGTGCTATTCTAGCTTATGATTGTATGAAAAATGGAATGCAAGATATATCGAAATATAATGCACTAACTAAAAAGGAATTGGAAGATAAGTTATTTGAATTAAATTTAAGTTTAGATGGAAAGCAAAAAATTACTAAAAATAGTTTAAAAAGATACAATGCAGAATTTTTAGCAAAAGTACTATGTGCTTATGAACGAACAAGTAATCTAGGGGATATAACTAAAGTAACAAGCGAGGTACTCCCAACAGACATAGATATATTGACGTATTCTTTTCCGTGTCAAAATTTATCAATTAGTAGTACTTGGACAAGGAATTGGACAGGAATAGCACGAGGAACAAGCAATAGATCAGGCTTATTATGGGAAATAGAGCGAATTTTACTTGACATAAAAAGTACAGGGAAGAAACTTCCTACAGTATTATTGATGGAAAATGTTAGTACTATCCTTGCAAAGAAAAACATAGAGAATTTTAAGGAATGGCAAGGAGTGTTAGAAAAATTAGGGTATTATAATGTAGTATACACACTAAATGCTAAAGATTTTGGAGTGCCACAGACAAGAAGGCGAACTTTTATGATAAGTACATTATGTAAAAATGTATCTATGAAAAATAAAATAAAACTATTTTTAAATTCCAATAATTTGGAAGAGATATATAAAACTCAACCTAAACCTTTAAAGGAGTTAGAATATTATTTAAAAACAAATTATGGATTAAAAAAGTATAAAGATGAAGCAAATACCTCTAACCCCAATAACACGAAAACTAGACAAAAAATATATAAAGAAAATAAAATCATATTTAATGGTAAAAAGGCTGTAGCAGATACTGTAGGTACAATAACAACAAAACAAGATAGACATCCTAATGCAGGTATCCTCACATATCCTACGGCTAGACCTGGTAAAGCACCTTATAGGACATTGACACCTAGAGAGTGCTTTTTATTAATGGGATTTACTGAAAGTGACTATGAAAAAATTGTAAAAAACAACCCGTTGTATTGTATAAACAAAACATTTTTTACAAGAGAAAGATTGGAGAAATTAGCTGGAAATAGTATAGTTGTAAATGTTTTAGAAGAAATTTTTAAACAAATTATAGAACTCATTAAAATAAAAAGGGGTGATGACTAAGATATGGATGTAAAGAACCGCCGAATGCAAATAGACACAATTGCAGAACTTGAAACAACGGCACTACTTGAGGGCTTACATGATGAAGAACTTAGGAGAGACCCAAAGTTTTTAGCGACTGTACGAAAGTATTTGAAAGACAATGAGTTATATACTACAAAAAACCTTACAGAAATTGTGGTACAAGAGGTAAAAGAAATACCAATATTTGATGATGAACCACTAGACTTAAAATAAGCTATTAAAATATATTCGTAATATGATTATACCTAAAATATACTAGAGGGGTCTTAATGGCGAAAATAGATAGCTTAAATTTAATATTATGTAAAAAGGTATATCACATATGGCAACCAAATGGACACAGACACAAATTGATAGGGCAAAGGAAGACTTCCGTGTATTCCTATACATGGTATGGGATAGCATTAGTCTACCAGAGCCTACCGAGATACAATATGATATTGCAAGAGCCTTGATGAATCCACCAAGTGATCGTTACATTATACAAGGCTTCCGTGGTGTAGCTAAATCATTTATTACATGTGCATTTAGTGCATGGACATTGTGGAAAGACCCACAGAAAAAGGTCTTGATTGTATCCGCAAGTAAAGATAGAGCAGATGCCAACGCAATATTTGTAAAGAAAATTATACAGACACTACCCTTTTTGTCTGATTTGTTACCACAAAAGGGACAACGAGACACACAAAACATATTTGATGTAGGACTTGCTACACCAGATATTTCACCCTCTATCAAGTCCGTAGGTATCACAGGACAAATTACAGGTAGTCGTGCTGACCTACTCATTTCAGATGACGTGGAAGTATCAAACAACAGTGCTACACAGACACAAAGAGATAAGCTATTTGAAGCTGTTAGGGAATATGATGCAATTCTAAAGCCTAACGGACAAATAGTTTACCTAGGTACACCACAAAATGAAATGAGCCTTTATAACGAATTACAAAACAGGGGATACCGTACCAATATATGGACTGTATTATACCCAGAGACCCCCGAGGAAAGGGAACACTATGGAGATAGATTAGCACCTATTATTGCTAATAGATATGATGCAGAGCCACAACGATGGAGTGGTAGACCAACAGACCCAAAACGATTTAATGAAGAGGAGATAATTAAACGTAGACTATCCTATGGTAAAGCAGGCTTTGCTTTACAGTTTATGCTTAATACGAATTTGAGTGACTATGAACGATACCCACTAAAAGTATCCGACTTGATCGTATCCTCTTTAGACAAAAAGTCCTCTTCTCTTAAATGGAATTGGACAAATGAACGAATGTATAGAATTGATGACGTACCAAACCTTGCTTTAAAAGGAGACTATTTCTATGAACCACTAAGCCGTAGTGAGCAAGTAGCAGACTATACAGGCAGTGTACTTGCTATTGATGCCAGCGGTAGAGGGCAAGACGAAACAGCTTATGCTATTATTAAATATCTAAATGGATATCTATTTGTCTTAGACGTAGGAGCCTTTAAAGGCAATGGATATGCAGATAATGTGCTTTCACAGCTAGCCAATAAGGCTAAATCCTTTGATGTAAATGCAGTCCTTATCGAATCTAACTTTGGTAATGGCATGTTTACTCAACTATTTACTCCGTACCTTACAAAGACACACCCTTGTGCTATTGAAGAGGTACGAAACTTTAAACAAAAAGAACTACGTATCATTGATACACTTGAGCCTATCATGGCACAACATAAACTTATTATTCATAAACCTATCATACAGAACGATTATCAAGCTAATGAAAAGACACTAAACTATAGCTTGTTTTATCAGATGACTAGAATCTCTAGAGATAAAGGTAGTCTTGCACATGATGACCGTTTAGACGCCCTTACAATGGGTGTAGAGTATTTTACTGATATTATGAATAGGGATGCACAAACAGGTATTGATGAAGAAATGGAAAACCGTTTACTTGATTGGTTAGACCCTGATAGGGGTGTTTTATTTAATATTAAGACACACAAATATGATGATCGTAGCAGTATTAACAATAATTATAACTTTTTAAAGAATCATAGAATTAACTGATTATTCGACTATGTACACATGGCAATTAACTTGATTAATTTAATTGGGAAACTATATGAACCATTATAGATTGTTTATGGCTAATCGGACTGAAGATTGGATGTCATATTCAGACTATTTTATTGTTCATCACTCACTCTTTTCTTCTCTTTTGACTACTTTTCTCTTCTTTTAAAAAAACTTATTATAAGAGTTCTTATATAATATCTATATAATACTATATATAATATATTAAGAATCTTTATAGAAGACTTAAAAGAGGGTCTTATCTCCACTGATAAAAGTAGGGTTAAAGAGCTTATTAAAGATGTGATAAAAGTGGGTATAGAAAATTTGTAAAAAATTTATGAGGGGATATATACACAGGTAGAGATTTAAACACCCCCCGTATGGTGTCTCTTACCTCTCTATATTATCCTCTCTCACTCTATCCTATTCCTATATACCTTTCTCTTACCTTACCCCTTTTCTTTTTTTTTGAGGGGGGGTTATGTGTCATAGTCGATAGACACTTTTTATAGTATTCAAACCAGTAGCAAATAAGGAATACCTGTAAAAAAGTAGAAGACATTCATAACATTATCAAAGATAACTTGTACAAGTACCAAAGAATCCAACTGGTACTAAAACACGTAGTGGTAAAGACTTATATTAAATAATGTGTAAGAAGTCCTGAAGAATACCTGATAAAAGTACATAAGAGTATCATAAGCCTTTTACATGACCAAAGAGGAAAGTAAACCATAAAATATGATAGTGCCATGATGAACTTTTCAAAGACTAAAAAAAGAGGAGTAAACTTGTTGTGTCTATTTTATTAGCCTTTGAAAAGTCTATATAAGCAAGAGCTGTATAGGAATGTAAGCAAATTAAATAGAATAAAAAGAAATGATCATATCAATTTAAAACAAAGATAAAAACAGATAAAAGCAACAACCAAAGAAAAACAAAGATATAAATCAAAGTCAAAAAGAATTATTGACAAGACAAAAAATAAAACAAAACTGTATTTCCTTCAAATTGTCAGAATGTTACAATAAAGACAAAAGGAGGGGATGAAATGAAAGCAAGAAAAGCAAGCCTATTTCTTTTGTGTCTTTTAGTGGCAACGATTGCCACGCCTAATACATCACATGCAAGGGTGCTAGAAGATTGGGAAATAGGCATAAGCCGTTACACACCACAAGCCGAGAAGGAAAGTCGAAGAGCTTCATATTTGCATTATAAAAACGAAGCCGATTCCTTATATATTGGTGAATGGATCAATAAGCGAACGGGAAAGCCGTTAATCATTACCGCCGATTATTGGGGCGAACAGCAATACACCTATAGAAGTACTAGTTTTGATTATAGTAACTTGAATAAAAGAATTCTATACGTGGAATTAGAAGGACATAAGCGTACTATATATTTTGATGTAAGTAAGCCGAATGAATTCACGGCATATAATCCAGAATATAAGATCACGAGCTATTATATACGCAAGCAATAAAACAAACATCACCAGGAGCACAAGGGCAAATCTTTATATAATTCCTGGTGGTGCTTTTTGTCTTTCCGTTAATCGGGGAGAATGTGACGCCGTTATAGTTTTGTTGTGTCTTTATGTGCATTGCATAGATAAAAATTATAAGAAAACTCAAAAAATTTATATAAAATGTATTGCATATCTGCATTACATGTGATATAATATAGTCAAGAGGTAAGGGAAAGACAAACGAACCCGAACCACAAAATTTTTTATCCATCATGTAATGCAAATAAACATTACAAAGAGAATCAGGGAGGTAACACAAATGAGATTATTAGTAAACACATTAGAAGCCCGCAATATTATTAATAAATCAACAGCAGAACAACAACAAAGATTTAAAGCAGATTATAAACAGTATCTTGAAAAAATGATTTTAAACGCTGGCTACATAAACGAAGTATTACAACGTGAAACAGTTAATCAAAAGTTTGTTGAAATAGTAATCAAAGAATTTTATGAATTAAATCATATGTGCTTACTAGCTAATGGAAAAACAATATTTGCTTTTAAGGCTGTAAATAATGACATTAAACAAATAATTGAAAATGATTACTTACTATGTGAATTAGGTTGGTATGATAATAAAGAAATTGAAGATATGCTAAATAAACTTGGTGTGTATGGAAGATAAAATAAAAAAAAAGAGGGGCTAGATGGTTCTAGCCCTAGAGATTGAAAGGAAAGTTGCAGAATTGAAAGAATTAATATAAATAACACTTGCAAAGAATTTTAAAATAACTTATATTTAAACCAAACGGAGGTAACGACCATGAGAAGATTGACGTATGAAGAAGTAAAAGCAAACGAAAACACAACCAATTATAAAGCGGTACGCGTATCCTTAGGCTATAGCGACATTGCCGACTTAACCGTACGCTTTCCAATGCAAGCAAATACGTTACATTTTGGTGGAGATGCAAGCTATTCCGCTTATGTAATTACAGATGCACAAGAGGTACCCGCACATTATACTAAAGTGTTAGAGGGGGCTTACTGGTGCACCATATATGATGATGAGGAAGGTATGCTTAAAGTTTACGCAGATACAATTGAAATCTATCGTGCTGGTGAAATGGGTTGCCTTATCCGCTTAATTAAATAACTAAAAAGCCTACTAGCTAAAATATAAGTTAGTAGGCTTTATTTTGTTTCCTGGCATAAAGGACACCAGGAGCTTAAAGATAATATAATTTAGATATAAAAAATAGCCCTAGCACAGTAAAATTATAAAAACTGTTACTAGGGTTATTTTGTCTTTATTCTTTTTTGTCTTTTGAATTCTCTTGATGGTATAGAATAGTGTCAATCATAAAATTTTTTAAAGCACTAGCAAGAGGCCCACTATTAGGAAGATTAATAAAATCCTCTTTTAATTGCTTAGGTAGCCTAAAAGTGATCGAATAATCGGATGGTAAAGAATTATAAAAATTTCTTTTTACATTTTTTTCAAAGTCCATATAAAACACCTCCTTATTTAATTATATTATATCAGAAAAATAAAAGTAATGCAAAAAAGCATTGCAAATTACTTTTCAAAGTGCTATAATTAAATCAAAGGTAATGCAAAATAACATTACAATATATTTTTTTAATTAAGATGTAATGCAAAAAAGCATTGCAAAATAAGGGGTGATTAAGAAATGCAAGATCTCTACATTACAGCTTTTCAAAACACAGGAGCAAAAGGGCGTAAAGAAATTCTAAATGAAATATGGGAAGGTATGCAAAGTAAAGACAAAAAAGAAAAAAGAAGAATGAAAGAGACCTGGGACGAAATAAAAGAAATATTATTTCAAGAAGGTAAACGGCCTATGTAGGAATTTTTACAATGTGTGTAGAATTATATAAAGGAGAAATCATCATGAATAAAACTTGTTTATATTTAGGTTTCCTGTGTCTAGGAATAATCCTAGGCAGTGGAAAAGAAAACGAAGTAATGAATTTAATCACTTTACTGGCCTTTGTTGGAGCAATTGCACCACTTGTGCAAGGACTGATGCAGGACGAGGAGGAGCAAGAAAAGTACGAATATAGAAAATAGATAAGCACAAAAAAAATGAATAGAAGCAGTACCACTTTTAAAAAAGAGGCGGTAAGTAAGACCGAGTAAGGCCGTTTACTTATCAGCCTCTTTTTTGTCTTTTTAAAACGGAGGTATGACATGAATACTTTAAAAGAACAATTAGCGTTGGAAGAGTATTACAAAAATTATGCACGTGAGGCGTTTCGCATCAGGATTAAGAAAGACATACAAGGCAATAGGGGCGATAAGACACCAATTGCAAAAGGTATTATGAGTTACTACAAAGACACAATGATTAAAAATGTAGAAGACTTTGTAAAAACGGAGATAGAACCCAAAAGAGGGGTACGGCGTTCATATCATAAATTTGTGCAAAGGTGTGTTACTGATCAGGGACTTGAAAACACTGTAATGGTATTCTGTGCATTTTGTTTTGAATCGTGCTTACAAGCATTGTTAGCAGATAATACGTTTAGTGTGTCTAGTGTCGCAATAATGATGGGTAAGCGTATTTATTATGAATTGGCCTTAGAACAGTATTCAAAAGTAATACCAAAGACAAGGACAAAAGAAATAGAACGGCAGTTAGATAGAAGGGTTCAAACACGGTACAAAGAAGCCTTTTTGAAAACAGCATTTAAAAACGAGGGCTTTCAATGGGAAGATTACAACACAAGAGTGTTAGCAGACCTTGCAACACAACTTATTTATATATTTGTGTCTTCAACAGGCCTTGCAGAGTTTACATCAAAAGCAAGGCGAAGCGAGTGTATTATTCCTTCTGATTTATTTACAAAGATTTGGAGTACAAACATGGATAAAATGGCTCATAGATGCACTATAGAAGTACCAACAATCATACCGCCAAAACCATGGACAAGCATATATGACGGTGCCTACTATGGTGCATTACGATCTAACGTATGGTTTATAAGGCTAGCAGAATATACCTTGAATACGGAGTATGTGCGAACCTATTTAGAAAAGGTGGAGAGAAAAGACAATTTACAATACATAATGCAAGCGGTGAATAGAATTCAGGAGACCCCTTATAAAATAAATAAAAGAATTCTATCAGTTATCAAAATCATTCTCGAAATGGGGGGGGAGAGCCGGGATTGAAAGTACCGAACCAATTCCACAGCTACAACCTCTAGCAGAAGAAACTGACAAAGAAGCACTAAGAGTACATAAACGGAAAATGTACGAGGTGCATATGCAAGAGATTGCGAGACGATCAAGAGCATTACGAGTATATAAAATCTATAATATTGCTAAAGACTTTAGCGAATACGACCATATTTATTTCCCATGTAACATTGATTTTAGAGGGCGGATATACCCTATGAGTTATCTTAACCATCAAGGCGATGATATTATGAAATCGGTGTTACACTATGCAGAGCCTAAAGAATGCACAAGAGACATAGAAGACCTGGAGCTATTAAAAATCCAAGGGTGCAATCTTTATGGTAACGATAAAATAAGCCTAAAAGAACGTTGCGAGTGGATAGACAAAAACGAAAAGGAAATACTAGCAAGCAGTGCAGAACCTTTTTTGTCTAGCTTCTGGGAAGGTGCAGACGAACCCCTACAATTCCTAGCATTCTGTGATGCATACCGTGATGCATTGCTATATAGACAAAATCACGGCACACTAGTAGGGTTTAAATGCCCTATTCCAATTGCCTATGATGGCACTTGTTCAGGATTGCAACATTACTCCGCAATGTTAAGAGATGAGATAGGCGGAAATGCTGTAAACTTAGTTGATCATGAGAGACCAGCAGACATTTACCAAAATGTAGCGGATCAAGTGAAAATGTTAGTAGAAATCGATTCCATGTGTGGTACCGAAAACTATACTAAATATTATGAAGAAAATGGCCGTACGGTCGAAAAAAGAGGTACTAAAAGTCTAGCTGATGCATGGTTAGCATATGGAATTAATAGAAAAGTATGCAAGCGGTCTGTAATGACCCTAGCATACGGTAGTAAACAATACGGATTCGGTGAACAAATTTACAACGATATTACAAAAGACAACCCACATTTTAAAGGGTATGAAGACCCCGCAAGCAAATATCTTGCAAGTAAAATATGGCAATCAGTTCAAGATGTAGTTGTAAAAGGTGCACAAGCTATGGAGTACTTGCAAAAGATAGCAAGGAAAGTAGTTAATAGTGGTAAGCCAGTTCAATGGGAGACACCATTAGGTCTAGATGTACAGCAAGTCTATTTAGAACGTGATACAAAATCGTTCAAAACGAGACTAGGGACATCAATAAGACTACCAATTTATTATATGGATATCGACAAACAAGAAGAGCTACGCAAGACAGAACAAGTTAACGGAATAGCTCCTAACTTTATTCATAGTTTAGATAGTACTCATCTAATGATGGTGGTAAATGAAAGTAGCCTACAGAACTATACAACAATACATGATAGTTTTGGTACGAGCTTAGGTGAAGCCCACATTTTAAAAGGCATCATACGGGAACAGTTTTATAAACTCTACACCGAATATGAACCACTATCAGAATTTAGAAAACAAGCTGAAGCACTAATAGGCGAACCGTTAGAAGATATAGAAGAACCAAAAAAAGGAAAATTAGACATAGCAGAAGTGCTACGCAGTACATATATATTTCATTAAAGAAATACAAAAAGACCTATTCCAATTGGAACGGGTCTTTTTTTGTGTCTAATTTTAATAGGGGAAAATATGGCCGTATTCACAATTAAAGAAATAAGCGAATATTTGAAAGTGTCGCAACAGACAATAAGACAAAAAATTAAAAAGTTAGAAAAAGATAAAATGCTATTTGTGTCTTACGATGCAGATGGGCGTATACGATTAAACGCAGAACAAGTAGGGTTATTAATAGCCACGTTCTATAAAAGTGTGTATAATGTGTATTGTGAAAGGTTTGGTATCCAGAAAGGAGCAATAGTGATACCAACACGTAAAGGCACAATACAAAGATTAAAAAGAAATAATGGAAAAGAAGTATTTTATATCAGAAATTTACCGCTTGCGTATGATCAGGATGGAAAGGAAATATTATATAAAAGCCCTAAATTTAATACTAGGGAAGAAGCAGAAGAAGAGCAAGCAAAAGTATTGGCCAATAGAAATAGTACAGTAAGGAAACTAGAGGAAGAAAACTCAAGAAACGATAATGTACTATTAGAGCAATTAAAACAAAGAAGTTTTAAAGAATACATGCTAGAATGGGTTAATGCAAAAGATATACGAAACTCCACAAAAAGTATGTATATTCGTAACCTAATTAATTATTTTAAAATTATTGAAGATGTAAAGCTGGGGGATTTACAAGCAAATATTCTTAATCATTGGCTACAAAAATGTAAAAAGAATAAGCATGTAATAAACTGTTTAATGCTATCTATTTTTAAACATTTATATAAAATGGATGTATTGAATGAACAGGTGCTGAAGAAGATTGAGCCAATGAAAGTAAAGGCAGTATATGACAAAAAGCCACTAACCGTTGAGCAAGTAAAAGCTGTATTGGAATATAGCAAAGGGGGACGGTATGAGTTATTATTACAGTTATTATTTAAAACAGGATTACGTATTGGTGAAGCAATAGCACTAACTAAAGGCGATATCATACTTGGTAATGATAAGCTTATTGCAATCCATGTAACAAAAACCATTTCATGGGATAAAATAGAAAAAACAATACGGATAGAGTTGCCAAAAACAGAGAGTGGTACCCGTTGGGTTTATGTAAAAGACGAATATTTATATAATCTTTTACAAGCACAACTAAAAGAAATAGATGTTATTATATTTAAAGGACGAACCTCAAAATATCTGTTTGTTGAATCGGTTAGATATTATTTGAATCGTGTTGGTGAAAAATTAAATATAAAAGTTACACCACATATAGCAAGACATACATATATTTCAATAGCTCTGAGTAAAGGTATTGATTTATATGCATTGGTACATCAAGTAGGACATAAAGACCCTACAATGATTTTAAAAGTGTACGGAAAATTAATAAAAGACCCCAAAGAAGTTTTTCAAACAACACGCGTAATATAG